TTGAAATATCGTTGATAGTTACAATTTCTTATTCTGCCTTAAAAGGGGAGATCCCCTCTTGCTGTCGCAATTCACCCCCGGCTTATGCTGCCGCTTTGCGTCCGCAACGCCCACAGGCAGAAAGACGAGCGGCATAGGACCAGTACGAGTGGGAAAGCCCACCGCCCAGGGTCGCATCCCGACGGCCGGCAACCGTGCCGTTGCACAGGGTGCCCGAGCCAAGAACCTCTCGCTGGCTATCGCCAGTCGTCTCGAGGTTCTCTGTATAAAGTCCATCAGCATAACCAGTACTGGAAGTTGCTGCAACTTCAACTGGATAACGTACCTCTGGATCATCAGCAGAATAACCAAGCTTGCTGATGTATTTCCAGCTGCCTTTGTTGTCTGGAATTGCATAACCAAGAGCAATCCAATCGTCCGTTGTAGCTCCTGCTGTTGTCATTTTGGTGCAGTCATAGCAGATATATGGACGCATAACATGATTTTCAATCTTCATGACTGTATTGCCTTTTGGCTCCCAGAAACCAGAAGACATCTCAACACCGAACAAAATATATGGTTCTTTTCCGCTAGTATTACTTACTGGAGAACCACAGGAACCAAGCACCTCATCGCATCCGCCTGTGTTCCACGGCATCGTGCTGATAATTGTTTCACACGTTACGCCAGATACAGAAGTCGGTGCTGTAGAAAATTTCTGTCCTCCATTATCAACGTATACAGCTGCATTATTGCTGTCATAATCTTCAATCTTTGTGATCTTTACTTTATTTGCTTTTGCGTGAAGTCCACTCAATCCTCGGTCGTTGTTCGCCTTTCCTTCACTTGTAAGGCTGTTGGCATTTCCTATGGAAACAGTTCCTCCAACAACAAACTCTTTGGCCGCACTTTTAGAAATAATGATTCTTTCCGCATTGTTTTCTTGTACAGTGGCAGTTGCCTGTGTCCACCACCAGTTACAACCTGCCATCACCGACTGGCTATGTCTGGTAGCGAAGGCAATCTCCATAAGTCGTGTCATTCTCTCTGAATCCTGAGAAGTCTCAGCACAATACTGTGTGCCTTTTGCCCGGAACTTTGTCAAGGAACTCTGGAAGCTGTAGTTTTTCGGAGATACACCACTAATCGAGGACGCAACACCGTCCGCATTGTCACCAGACATATATTTGGCAATCGCCACAAATGGTCGGATTGTTCCGTCTGGTCGGATTGCGCCGCCCTCCGGCAGCCACTCTGCAGAATGTCTGGTATCAGAAATAACGGTATCCTCGCCATTACTGTCAAATTTACGATATACATACTGTGTTAAATACAGACACCATGTATCGTATTTTGTCCGAGAAAACTCATTATCAATGTCTTTGATGTACTGAACTTGAAAATCTCCATTCTCATCAACTGATCCATTGACTTCCAAATATGCAAAGCATCCTTTTCCGTCAAAATCATTTACTGCTCTCACTGCATTTGTGCTTGGCGCAGCTGTCATACCTACAGCATCAAAAAGCCGGGTCCCATTGCTTGATGGAGTTACATCATAATTATCAAAATGTACTCCATATTTCTTGCCATCTTTATGCAGGTTCAAAAGAAATAATGCTTGTTCATTTTTTGAAGCTGCAAATTTTGTAACTGCTTCTTTCAGAGCCACATCATTATTGATTAGCTGTCCTAAAAGAGCATTAAATACATCTGCGTGTGCTGGATCTGAAGTTTCCAGTTTTCGCAAATTTTCATCAAATGTTGCTCCAGAAATATCGAAATACGACATTTTCTACCTCCTTATGATAACATTTATCTATCATTATCCGATTACTTGTTACAAAATATCGAAATACGTTAGAATGTATCATCACACTCGAACACGCATTCCATGTCTGCATCCTTTCCTTTCTTCAGAAATGCTTTCATGGCCACCATATCCCCATCTGCATCATATAACCCAACTTCAGAAATATAAGTGTTTGCCAGCTCATTTTCTGCCAGTGTGCAGCGATATCTGATTTTTGTATCAGAAAGAACCTCATAACCATCAACGTTCTTGCGAAGCAATTCATGATGTAAGGTGTTCTGATCGGCACTGTGTGGTTTTACTGTTCCGCCCGAATCTACACCTCCATCGCCAAAAGCCATACCTACAATCTTTGGGAGCGATGAAATCCCCGCTCTTGCTTTTACCATTTTTTTCTTAGCCAGTGTTGTAACTGTAGTCCCTGCCATTTAAAGGACCTCCCTTCCTGAATTTAGTTTTACACTTCCATCTAGCCTACACGTTCCATCCAGTCTTGCGGCCCGTGAAGGAATAACCATTGTGACATCTACTTCTTCTTCATGTTTAACAGGCGCACGAATCCGAACTGTCTGCAGATATGGCGGCTCTCCTGCATCAAGCAATAAAGTCCCGTCTAACAAACAGTTGCCGTCCAGAATCTTATTACCATCACGCCAGCCCATAATTACCCTCTGTATGCCTCTAAAATCAGCTTTCTCAGCATTAATCATATCAGGCAATGAAATACACTGTTTCGTTTCAAAAGCCTCCTGATTGCCGATAAGCAGCCTATGCCCGATAAAAGTTTCCATCGGATACCAAGAATTGAGCTTTCTCGTTCCGTCCAGTGAAAAGTTTCCATCAAGAAAACCTTCCCACCATACAAAATCACTTCGTACGAAAAAGGAAGGCTTAAATATATTTTCATGATATACATCTGGAATCCGGTGAAAAATTCGATCTGCTATAAAATTCTCAGTTAAGACTGCATCGAATGGATAGACTGGGCGAAATTCTGTCGGATACCAATGATTCAGATTGATACTGCCGTCAAGAGCGAAGGAACCATCAAGAGAATACTTCCACCATGAAAAATCTGAATGATACGTCACTCTCTGTTCAAAGCTCTCTGTGCATTCAATAAGCATGAGGATAACAGAAAGAAGATATACTGTGTGTGATTGCTTCAGCTTATCGACTTTACTCTTAACTTCTCCTAGTTCTACCTCTGTTTCACCTTCCAATTGAACGCTGAATATGTTAGGGTGAGAAAAATAATGTCCCGGCTCATTACAATCATGAACCTGGACATCATAATCCGTCACGCCTTTTAAAATCTGTTCCATTCGCCATGGGGTCATTGGTGCTTTTGTGTTTTTCTTTTCACGGAGCAACCGTCGTCTTTCTTCATATGACAGGTCTTCTCTTACGGGCAGTCCATACTTGATCTCATGATATTTAAGCCCCCATGTAGCTGTATCGATAAACATCTGGTATGGAAGTTCTTCAATATGCACAGTGGCCAGATCAAGCTCTCTGCCCATAACTTCGTATATCCATTTTCCGACATAGGATTTATCATACCAGCCCTTAGTTACATATGTCAGCATTCTGTTGGCCGAATCGCTCCATGGGAATCTTTCCAGATCTATACTCATGTCTCAGCCCCCTCTAATGTAAATGTCACATTACCGGTATCTGCATACTCGCTTGATGAAAGGTGAATGTTTTCTCTCTTTCCATCCATCGTAAAATCTATGAAATCGCTTACTCCGGTTATGGTTGACAATACTGTTCGAGCTGAATTGTAGCGAAGGATATTTGTTTCTTTCGCCGCAGAATAGACTGCCATCATTTCAGTTTTGAATGTCGAGATTACATCATCCAATCCAACGCCATCCAGAACAAGTCCTGTACAGGCAAAATCTACAGTTTTTACTGTAGCTGACTTGACGATCAGCTTAGACGATCCAGTAGGCAACAGTCTTTTGCTCCTGTCGTCCGGAGAAACGATATGGTTGTAAACTGCTGTGACCAGTGTACTTGATGCGGGCTGTCCGTTGCTATCAACTAAGATCAATCCCACTGTTCCTGGTCCTTCAATAGCTGGTTCTACAATACAATCTCCAATCCCGGGGACTTCTTTGGCCCACTTAATATAGTCAGCATCATTCGCTACATAGAACTGCGAATCTTGGAATTCTGCATGGATTCGTTCATAATAATCTTCATCATTTTCTTCTTCAGCACCACCCGATGTTTTCTCGCTGTTGGTAATTGCTGTAACGCCATTGATCGGCGATGCCATAATTGTAATCGTATTTGCCGGAACATTCCCGGATACCCCCGGAGTGACCGCTTCAACCGCAAGATCCATGGTTTCATTCTCTGCGAACGTAACAGTTCGCAAAGTCTGGAACTCAACAGCTTCCATCTGATCTGTTGCAGGAACTGCAAAAACTGTGCCTGCTGCCAATACTGTGCCATAAGCCGCCGTAACAGACACTGTTCCAGTTGCTGCTACAGCTTCTTTTCTTGTCACTCCTGCTTCTCCACCATGCAGATCCATCCAATCACCCCAAGAATATTCCGGAAACGCAACCATCAGGCAGCGAACAAGATTGAACTGTACAAGCTGAGATATTTCGATGGCCGTAGGCATGGTAAAATCATATGGGAAATCACCTTCCATATCCGATATATCCGCCGGAAGGTTTCCCATCATCCTCTCCTGTATCTGGTCAGAATCACTTTCTGACACAAATTCCGGAACTTCAAACTCTGGTCTAGCCATATTAACCACCTCCTCTAAACTTCAATGATTGAATCAACGGTAAAAGGTTCTCCATCAACTGAATAAACTATGAATGATACTTTTACCCTCCCAGTACCCCATTCAAAAGAAAACTCTTCTACCGATGATGTCCGCGGATTGACCATCAGAGCTTCCTGGATTGTCCTTTCTAGAGAAAGTTCTACAGTGCTTTGGTCAGATTCTCTTGTTATATCTTCCGTTTCAGTTCCATGATCATCCGAATATCCCAGGCAAGAATATCTTTCTGTAGATACCGTTTTTACACACCATATTTTATATGCTTCATATCCATCGTTCATTGGCACATTATTTGCGGCGGTGCGAACGAAATCTCCTTTTTCAAGATCCCACATTGGCGATGGTTTATAGTCAACGTCATATTCTTCGTCTTCCTCTTCATCCACAAAATCTGGAACATCCACAGTCGGCAGTAAATTTTTTGATTCTTCTTCCATATTGCCTCCTATAATCCACTTGCCTTGACTACTACATCTATGACTACAGGTTCTCCCTCAACCCATACGATAAGCACACGATCTCCCGGTTTTAACTTAGGCATAACCACCTTATGGCTATGTGATCCCGTTCCGCTGTTATGCCCTCCGTGTGTTCCTCCAGATACGTTTGTTGATAGATTGGCCAAAAGTCTGCAGACGGAATAATCCTTTTTAGGAATAGGCAAAGGAAAAGTATTGGAAACAAGGGAATAATCTTTCTTGATCACTCCAAAGTCGAACGAAAATCCTCCTCCTGAGTGTTCTCCCATTCTCGAATCCAATACCTTTGCAAGCTTTTCCATTCCATTTTTTTCCATTTTTGACATAATGTTCCTCCTGTCAGTCAAATGATCCATCGTCAACCCAGCCCCAGACATGAGTCTGATTCCAGTTTTGTGTAACCAGATGCCATGGGTGTGCTTTTCCAGAACCACCTTTGATCGTGATTTTTGCTTTTCCGGCTCCTACACTGTATCCTCTGGCATCTGGATAACTGCTGACATAATGCTTACCGCCATGGAAATTAACAATGTCCCCAACATCATATGATTTTGCTTTTGTTTTTTTATTCCCACTGCTCTTTTTTGCTGCCGGTGCTTTTTTCAATCCTAGCGTCATAAGCATTTTATCTACATCATGCGTAGCAGATATTACGATATAATACCCAGCACTTATTGAAGCTGTTTTTAGATGAATCTTGTCACCCTTCCGAATGATAGGAATATCCGGAAGTTTTATCGTGATTTCTTCCTTTGGTTTGCCATCATCTGCAAGGATCTCTCTCGCTTCTTTTTTTGCCTCATCCAAAGTATCATTGGTTCCCCTGGAAACAATCTTCTGTCGGATTCCGTAGCTTGTCTTTCCATCAACTGTAGCCTCAACAGGTGAGCATCCATCATCATTTGCTTTTCCGATGATTTTTACCCTTGTAACCATCCCGGTAGTGCTGATCTTATGGTTTACTTCTGTAAGATGCTGTGTTTCTTCAAAATGATATACTGTTTTATTTGTTCCAAAACCAACTACGGTCACATTCATTTTCACAGCCCGCAGACATGCCTCAATGCCACCTTTCTTTTTGGCTTCCTTGAGGATTTTCACAACCACTGTTCCAAGCTTTTCAGACTTATAAGCCAGTTTCCCATGTTTCACATTTGGTCCGCTGTAAGATGTGACCTTTATGCCCCAGCGTTTCAGCACTTGGACTATGGCTGACTTTGTCTTTACGCCGGCTGAAAAATATACATGATCTTGTGATTCCTGCAGATCATATAGAACATCGTATGCCTTTACCTTAAACTTCTCTCCGGATGTTCTCGATGAAGGATTCCATTCAACTATTTTCCCTCTGGTTGCTTCGGCAT